TGGAATTAAGATTGGACAGGATAGTAAAGATGACGAATGAGCAATTACAGGCTTTAGGAATAGATCCTAAATGGCTTGATGGTTTAAATGAAACCTTTGAAAAGTATGAAATTAATACCCCAAAGCGCCAGGCAGCTTTTATTGGTCAATGTGGGCATGAATCTGCCTCATTTAAAGTATTGGAAGAAAACCTCAATTACAGCGCCAAAGGTCTAGTTGCAACATGGCCCTCTAGATTTCAAAACATTGAATATGCCTCAGAATATGAGCGTAAACCTGAAAGAATTGCCAATAAAGTCTATGGTGGCAGAGCCGATCTTGGAAATACTGAGGATGGTGATGGCTGGAAGTTTCATGGAAGGGGTTTAATTCAGCTCACAGGGCGCTCAAATTACACAGTATGTGGGTTAGCATTAGGTAAGCCATTTGCAGAGCATCCTGAGCTTATTTTAGAGCCTGAGAACGCTTGTCTGTCTGCTGGCTGGTTTTGGAACAAAAGAGGCTTAAATGCGTTAGCAGACAATGAAGATTGGACTACCATTACCAAGCGGATCAATGGTGGAACTATTGGTTTACAAGATCGTATTGATCGAACCCATAAAGCTATGGACATACTAGGAGCATAAAAATGCAAGAATCTAAAAAGCAACAAAAGCGTGAAGAATCTCAAGTTATTAAATTGCGTAATGCAGTTTATGAATTTGGCAAAGAACTTAAAAAACATGAGTCAGAGCCAATGAGTAAGGCGCATCCTGAGAAGTCTAAAGGATCAGATCAAAAAGATGCGCCTCTGCCAAATATGCGGAAATACTAAAGTTTTTTAAATTCCTGATCCATATCTTTAAGGGTAAACATACGGCTTTTAATCCAAGCGTAAGTCCATATCCTTAAAGCTACTGGATTGTGATTGAATACATCAGGAAAAGTTTCAAAAAACTGTCTTTCGCACTCATCTTCAGGAATAGCCATTTCTCCTGCAAAAGGGATCTGTTCAAAAATCATTTGAGCCTCACTACTTTAGCTTTACGCAATACAGCTTCATATTGCTGCTTGGCATGATCGTCTAGCTTTCGCAGAGGAAGATTCTGCCAATAGGCCCATTTATCTCGATATTCTTGCTGTTCTGATGGAGGAGTCCAGCCGTTAAGTCTCCATCTAACAGTAATATCAGTTCCAGTAGCAGTCCAAATATGATCGTTGTCCATAGAACCTCCTATCGGCAAATAGTAACCCATTGGCAGCCTCCTCCTCCACAGACATATTGCTGCCAACAATTTGCGTGTTGAGCCATTACAAAACCAACTACAAAAAATGCTGCTGTTGCTATAAGCGCTTTTTTAAACATAGTGATTCTCCTTAAAATGGAATATCAGATTCAATATTAGATAAATCTACTGCTTTTGTTGGTGCTGCTCCTTTTTCTTCAGGCTCATTTAAGTAAGCAAGAATAGAACCTTCCTTCATAGCAAAAATAGGCAATGATTCTAGCTTCAACATTAACCCATGTTTGGTTTCCATGACAATACCAATAGATTGATAGCGTTTTTTCATAGTGCCATCATCGCCTTTGAACTCTGATACTGCTGCTTTTACAAAATATTTAATTGCCATTTCTTTTCTCCATAAGATTTACTTCCACTTCTACTTCACTTAAAAATTGATTGATTTCTGCTTGCATAAACAAAATAAACTCAGAATCTCTAGGAATACGCACTATCAATAATTGGCTTCTTTCAGGCATCCTAGGATCAAAACTAACAAAATCGCACCATTTAGCGCCTGTAACTGCCATTTGAGCTTGCATCTGAATAATGTATTTTTCAGGAGGCTTATTGGCTTTTATGTAAGACCAATGCGTAGCAGAGTTTGGACATTTAATTTCAATAAGACCATCGTTTGCAACCAAGCCATCAGGAGAACAGCCAAAACCAGCGATAGTAGGATGATTGACAAAGGCAATCTGATCCACAAAATTGCCTGTCGCAACCTCATACGCAACCCTGGCTTGTGGTTCTGTTTGAGTTCCCCATTCCATTGCACCATTGGTATATGATTCCTCTATGGTCTTTGTAACTCGTTGCAAGGCAAGCTCAATCAGATAGTTTCCTCGACTAGCTGAAGCACCTGATTTTGTCTTAGCCAATATATCAGCAACTCTAGAAGCTGTAACCTTTCCTAGGCGAAGTTGATGCCATTCAGCAGTTCCCTGTTGGACTGCTGCAACTCTATCTTCTGTAGTAAAAGTCGTCATTTTTGTTCTTTCAATAGTTTTTCAGCATAATCAAATTCTTGTTTGTATTTAAGTTTCAACGCTTCTATTTCATCTTGTTGTTTTCGCAACATAACTGATGCTTTTAATAAACTCCATCTAGTGATTTTTTCATTTTTAGTAATATCTATTTCGTCTGCTAATTTATATGCGTTCATTATTCAACCCAAATATAAAATAGAACAACTGCAATAAAAATCCAGCAAAGCAGTCCAGTTAAAGCAAAAAATCCAATTATGAAGCTCATTTCCGAGCCTCCTTTTCTCTAGTTAAAATTGCATCAAACATTGCTTTAAGCTCCCAATTCTGCTTTTTGAACATCTTTGGCTGCTGAAATTGTGGCAACTGCTGATTTATCTTTTGCAAGGGCTTTATAGGCTTGAGCATATTTTTCCTTTAGTTCATCAATCGTTTCAGATAAATTGATAATGTTTACCCAATATTGAGTTAATTCTTTTAGATCAACTGGATCTTCATCAGGCAAATCTTCTCCGCTATAAATGTATAGCGCCAAACCATGTAGTGCTATTGCTTTGACTAAACAACGCTGCATGGCGGTATTTACAGCCATTGCATCAGGGTTTTGAATAGCTTTGTTTTGATTGTTAATGACAGGCATTTGAGCTGTCATAGTTTTGCCAAAAGCGGTTACTGAGCAAAATACCATCAAAGTTTCAGCAAAGTAAACTGGATCACCATAAGTCCAAGTAGCTTGAGGATCTTGTTGGAGGAGCTGATCTACAGCCCATGACCATGACAGATAGGTAAATTTACCTTTTTTCTCTGTATGTTCGTTTACATTAATTTTTCGTAGTTCTAAAAATTTAGTCATCACTTTTTCCTTAGTCGTTGATTTCATTTTCTGCTGCATCCTTGGCAAATCGCTCCATGTAATCCAAGGCCATCATCATTACTTTTCTACCAATTTGTTCGTAATCTTGAGTATCAATAATGGCTTGAAGTGCATCAGCTCGTTCTTTATCTAGATCTCCCATAGCCTCTGCAACTGCTTGGGTTGTTCTGTAATCGTATTGAGCGCCTGGCTTCATTAGCTGCCAAGTGCGCTCCTCAATCTCATCAGAGCGATCATCGTAATCATTAGGCTCGTAGTAGGCATCAGCTCTATTCATTCCCATGTTAGAACCCTCCTAATAAGCCGTAGGCAAACATAGCGCCAAATGCTATTCCTGTTACTACAACTGCTATCCATTCAATAAATTGATTCATCACTTACTCCTTAAATTGTTTTTGGGAAAGAAAAATGGTCGGAAGATTCGCTAAAGCAATCCAATTTGCCATCTACATAAACAGCAAAAAAATTGGTTATTTTTAAAGCTAAATCAATAGCTTGATTGGTTGCAATACTGCAAGATTCGGCAGATTCAAATTGGGTAATAATTTGGCCATTTTTGTTGATTGCTTGGATTTTCATATAATTGCCTTTCATCACTTTAAAAATGCCCCCTTTCAGAGGCTGTCAATTAGTTAGTATAGCCTTGAGTTTTGCGAATTAATGTTGCAGCAGGAGCTTTAATTACTTTGGCTGAAAACTCAGCACCACTAGCAAATGGCAATGCTTGTTCCATCATGCCAGTTGCTTTGCGATCAGTAATTTCAAAACCATCTGCAACCCAGTTTTCTGTTACTTCAAATTCCACAACCCATTTAAATGTTTTCATCACTTACTCCTAGACTTTGGTTAAAAAATTTACTGCATGGGTAAACTTTATCATAAAAATCAACTTTGCAAATGTTTTTTTAAGTTTTTTCATAGGTGGTTTCCCTAATACAACAGAATAATTGATGCTTTTCATAATTTCATGCTAATATTTCTCAACTTTGAAAGGAAAAGTATGAATCCGATGGACTTACTAAAGATTGAGTTTGGGTCGCTTAAAGACCTGGCTGAAAAGCTCGATTTAAAGCCAAATACTGTGTATTTATGGGGTCAGAGCAACATTCCATTTAAGTATTTAAAGGCTATTGAGGAGCTTACAAACTACAAATTGACTAGAGAAATGCTTAGACCTGATCTGTTTAAAAAGGACTAAAAATGAACTTTTACCCATTTCATATTGGGGATTATTTGAGTCATACCTCGCATTTGACTGATGAGGAGGATTTGGCTTACAGGCGCATGATTGACCTTTATTACCAAACTGAAGAACCTTTTACTGATACAGCAAAACTGGCTAGAAAGGTTAGATCCAGCTTTGAAATAGTGGGTAGTTTGCTGCATGAGTTTTTTGTTTATGAGGATGATGCCTGGCATAACAAGAGAGCTGATGTAGAAATAGCTAAATACAAAGCTATGAAAGATGGGGGTCGCAAAGGCGCAGCATTAAGGTGGCATAAGGGAGGCGATACCCCCCCTATTACCCCCCCTAATCACTCCCTAATGCAAACCAAGAACCAAGAACCAAGAACCAAGAACCATATAACTACTACTCCTAAAGTCGTAACCCCTGAAGGGGTGTCAGTAGATTTATGGAATGATTTTTTGGTTTATAGGAAAAGATTGAAAGCTCCAGTAACAGATCGAGTTCTTGCAAGATTGATAAAAGAAGCTGAATTAGCCAAAATGCCATTAGATCAAGTGCTAGAAACCATCATTTTTAAGGGCTGGAGATCATTTGATGCTACATGGATTCAACAACAGGCTCAGAAAGCCTCAGAAATGCCTCTAGGAAGCGATCAACAGATAGAGGAGGCATACAGAGTCGAATGTGGTGGAGATCCTCGTATGGCTCGTTTTAACAGCTATTTCGAGATGAAGAAATTTATCCTTGATCAGCGTGATAAAAAAAGGAAGGTGGCATGAATGAGTTGGCTCTTTTCGCAGGCGCTGGTGGAGGAATACTTGGGGGACATTTGCTTGGGTGGAGAACAGTCTGCGCTGTCGAATGGGAAGCCTATCCAGCAAGCGTATTGTGCGCCAGGCAAAATGACGGACTTTTGCCGAGTTTCCCAATTTGGGATGATGTTCAAACCTTTGACGGAAAACCTTGGAGAGGAATTGTTGATGTTGTATCAGGAGGATTTCCTTGCCAAGACATCTCAGCAGCAGGAAGGGGGGGGGAATCGAGGCAGAGCGATCAGGAATGTGGAAAGAAATGGCAAGAATCATTAGCGAAGTTAGACCTAGATACGCTTTTGTGGAAAATTCCCCAATGCTCACTTCTAGAGGACTTGGAACAGTCCTTAGAGATTTGGCCCAAATGGGGTTCGATGCGGAATGGGGAGTGCTTTCCGCAGCCGATGTTGGAGCGAACCACAAAAGAGAGCGAATTTGGATTTGTGCCGAACAACGAAACTTTTTTTCATACCCCATGCACAACAGGGATAGATGGAGGAAGCAACAGTCGAAAAGCCTTAAAGAAAAGAAAAGCAGAATGGCCAACACCATTAAGTTCGGAACACAAGGGCAATCAAAAAATTCGAGAGAATCGTCAAAATGGATTGACAGCGCTGGTTGGTGGAAGATTGAACCCAATGTGGGTCGAGTGGCTAATGGGGTGGCATTTGGGTTGGACAGACTTAAAGCCATTGGAAATGGACAAGTGCCACTTTGTGCAGCAACAGCATGGAATTTGCTCAGAAAAAGATTAGATGAATGAGGAAAAGTATCGGCATCAATGCGCTGTTAGGCAGCTTATTATGTGGCGCAAAATTTGGGGTTTAAAGGCTTTTAGGGAATATATGCACAAGCATAAAGATAAGTTGGATTGGCAATTAGTAAGGGATTTTGAGGATCAATGGATAAAAGGCAACAGAGCTGATGAAAAAGGAGAGTGGAAGTGAATTTAGATAAATTAGATGAAAACAGAATTGAGGAAGCCTTAATAAAGCTGGCTATGACTGATAAAAATCATGCTGAGTGGTATGGGGAAATGAAATTTCTTGAAGAAGGCTTAAAACAAGCTGAAAGTCATGCTTTTTTGCTTGCTGAAGGCACAGTAGCTGAAAGAACAGCTATCGCAAAATCTAGTGAAACCTATGCCAAAGCTGTCAAAGCGTGGACTGAAGGACTTAAAAGCTACAAATTTATAGATAATCAGCGAAACCATGAAATGCGGATCATTGATATTTGGCGAACTTTATCAAGTAATCGCAGACAAGGATCAATATGAACAACATTCCCCATATCGTTAATACAGGAGCAAGCGTAATGAATGACTATAGCCTTCCTTTACTTCAATTAAGAGATTTATCTAAAAAATATGAAGAAGCCATGATGCAACGCAATAAAGATAAGGCTTATGAAATTAGCGTAGAACTGGTTGAAATGGCATTGAAACTATCGGATATTGCTCATGGTCGAAATGAAAATAAAGAAGTTTGACCAAGATCTGCATGATAAATATGATCCTCCAGCTAGAGCTGCTGTAGCTGCCTGGATTGAAATGAAATGGGGATTACAGGCTTTGGGTAATCCTGATAAATATGGAACAGACCTGATTGTTCATAGAAATGGCGCACCAGTTGGCTTTGCTGAAGTAGAAGTTCGCCAATGGAATCCTTATTGCCCTTTTGATACGATCCATGTTCCAGTAAGAAAAAAAGCTATGCTAGAAGCGCCTAAAACGCTGTTTTTTGCATTAACTCAAGATATGACTCATGCTTACTGGATCAAGGGTGAAGTAGCCCTAAATTATTCGTTTTGGGAAATGAAGGATGACACCAAGCATGAGCTTTACTATGATGTTCCGAAGAACTTATTCAAATATGTGGATTTAACGGAACTTTTTTGATGGCAACTGCAAAGGAAAAACAACATTATGCAAAACTGGCACGATTGGGCTGCATATTGTGTAGGCAAAATCAAGTTGCCGATACCGATACCGAAGTCGAAATTCACCATATTAGAAGATATGGAAACCCTAGAAGGCTTTCAGAGGCAATCCCACTTTGTATGTGGCATCACAGGCTTGGTAATTCCTCAGTTCACCAGCTTGGAAAAAAGTCATTTGCTAGATATTGGGGATTAAGTGAAGAAGATCTGCTTGAAAAAACAAAAGAGCTGCTAGATGAGTAAATATGCCAGGCGAGTTGATGTAAACCAATCAGAGATAGTCCAAGCCTTTAAAGAGCTTGGTTGCTCTGTATTTGATTGCAGCAGAGTTGCTGGAGGGTTTCCTGATCTTTTGGTAGGCCGTAACAAAAAGACTGTATTGGTTGAGATTAAATCTTCAGAAAAAGCGACATTTACTCCAGCTCAAGAATTATTCATGCTTAACTGGAGAGGCTCAACTGTTGTTAGAATCAACGACATTGATGGTGCAATTCGTCTAGTTAAACTGCTTGACAATGCTAGTCAATAAGGCAAAATATAGCTTCAAACCCCATTTCTATAGGAGAAAAACATGGGCAAAATGGATTCTATGAAGGGTATTCCTTCAACAACTGGTGCTAAAGCTCCTGCTGGCGCAACTTCTTCAGATAAAACTGGTGAGCGCATGGAGCGTAAAACTGGTGGTGTAGCAATGGGCAAAGAAGATGCTGTTGGTAGCGATAAGTTATTCAATACTGGTCGCACTTCAGGTATTTGCTACACTCATACTCGTGGTGAAAACGGCAAGTAAGTAAAGCGAGAGCCTCTAATGCGTGAAGTTCATTAAAGGCTCTCTAACCAAAACAACTAACCTGAGGAGTTGTATGGCTGATGTAAATTCTAAAGATGCTTGTAGTTCCTGTATATATTTTTTAAATACAGATAACGACTTTATTGGGTCTTGTAGAAGATTCCCTACTTACCAAAACAGACATAGTTCTGAATGGTGTGGGGAATTTGTCGTTGTTCCTCCCAATCCTGTATTTGAAACAATGGTTCAAGATATTGAAATTGCTTCTGAGATCAATGTGGTATTTGTTGAGGATAAGAAGGAAAAACGCAAAAAAGTGCTAGAAGAAGCTCAAAAAGTAGAGCCTAAACCCAAAGGCAGACCTAAAAAGCTATGAAACTCAAGCCCTTACAAGACAAGATCGTTGTAAAACCTGATACTAGGGTTCTATCTACAGTCCTGATTGTTGAAAATAAAGAAAAAGACAATATGGGAACTGTCGTAGCGGTAGGCCCTGGCAAAGTTATCAATGGTCGCAGACAAGAAATGCCTGTAGCAGTTGGTGATTATGTTCGCTTTGGAACTATGGGAGATAACGAATACCTCAATTATTTTGAGTATTTTGAGGATAAAGAGCGTTATTTGGTAATGAGTTGGCAAGATGTTTGCTTTGCACAGGAGAATCCAAATGTTGAAATGGCTTAAATCTTTATTTTTTGATAAAGAACCTCATATAAAGCTAGATGAACCTCAAAAGAAAAGACCAAGACTGTATAAACAAGCAACTGTCGTTACTAAAGGCGAACTACCAAAGGAGAAGAAAATGGCAACTAAACCTGGTTTGTATGCAAATATCCATAAAAAGCAGGAACGAATCGAAAAACAAAAAGCTGCTGGAGGCAAAGTAGAAACAATGCGTAAGCCTGGCACTAAGGGCGCTCCTACAGCAGCAGCTTTCAAAGCAGCAGCAAAAACAGCAAAGAAATAATTATGGCTACTAAAAAACATGATAAGCCGATAGAGCATAAAACTGTAGGTAAAGGCAAAACCTATAACCCTACAGATAAAGGCGCTGGAATGACTGCTAAAGGTAGAGCAAAATACAACGCTAAGAACAATGCAAATCTAAAAGCACCAGCTCCAAACCCAAAGACTAAAGCTGATGCTGGTAGAAAAGCCTCCTTTTGTGCAAGGATGGAAGGAGTTGTTAAAAAAGCTAAAGGCCCTGCGGAAAGAGCCAAAGCATCACTAAAGAACTGGAACTGCTAAATGCCTTTAACAAAATCAACTACTAAGCAAGCCTTTCAATCCAATGTGAAAGCAGAGTTGTCGGCTGGAAAAAAACCAGCTCAAGCAGTCGCTATTGCATATTCTGTTCAAAAAGCAGCAAAAAGTAAGAAAACTAAACCAAAAAGGGTCTAAAAATGAGTATTACGCTTAAAGATTTATCAATTCAGGATGTAGAGTTTATGATTGGCGCTCTCTCCAAAGGGGAATATAGCTTAGTAGCTCCTGTCATTGATAAGATCAAAGTTCAAGCTATTCCTCAAGCTCATGCCATTTTGCAAGCAGAAGCAGATGCAAAAGCTCAAGAAATGGTAGAGAATACAGAAAAGCCTACTGAACAATAAGATGAATCAGCTAATGGAAGCAACTCCTATTCTGAAACAAACTTTTACAGTAAATGTAGAAGGGGAAGTTGTTGCTACAAATCCTGTAGGCAGACCTAGTAATTATGATCCCTCCTTTTGCGATAAAGTTATAGAACTAGGATCTAAGGGTAAATCCCTAGAACAGATCTCAGGAGCATTAGGGATTACTTATCGAACTTTATGCAACTGGAGAGATACTTACGAGGATTTTTTTCATGCCTTGGAAGAAGCAAAGGTCAGAGAGCTGATTTGGTGGGAAGATCATGCTCAAAGTTACCTTGTAGAACATAAGGATGGAGAGAAGTTGAATGTGGGTCTATGGTCTAGATCAATGGCAGCAAGATTTCCTAAAAAGTATTCTGAGCGCATTAGACAAGAGCTAACTGGTGCAGAAGGCGCTCCATTACTCAAGAGCGTGGAAATTATGTTTATTGATGCCGAACCCACAAATGCCTTAGAGTTTGATGGAAACAAGTCAAAAGATTAAGGATGCAATTTCTAGGATTAGATTTCCTAAGAAATTTGAGGCACTTTTTAAGCCTGAAAAGACTCGATACCGAATATTCTATGGTGGTCGAGGAGGCGCTAAGTCTTGGTGCTTTGCTAGAGCCTTATTAGCCAAAGGAGTCAATAACCCTATGCGTATTCTATGCGCCAGGGAGTTTATGACCTCCATGAAAGACTCTGTTCATAAGCTGCTATCAGACCAAATCTATGATCTTGGCATGGAATCCTTTTATGAGATCACTCAAAGCACCATTCGAGGCATAAACGGCACAGAGTTCATATTTGCTGGCATCAAGAACAATACCAACAACATTAAGTCTATTGAGGGGATTGATATTGCATGGGTTGAGGAAGCTCAATCTGTATCAGCTAATAGCTGGAATGTGCTTATTCCTACAATCCGTAAACAAGACTCAGAGATTTGGGTCAGTTTTAACCCTGAATTGCCTACTGATGACACTTGGAAACGCTTTGTAGAGAATCCTCCTGAAAGCTCAATAGTCGTAAAAGTAAATTGGAATGACAATCCTTGGTTTCCTGAAACCCTTAATTTAGAGCGTTTATCTCTTAAACAAAGGGATATGAGCGCTTACAACAATGTATGGGAAGGCACTACTAGAAATACAGTAGATGGCGCTATTTTTGCTAAAGAAATGGAAATGGCAGAGCTAGATGGTCGGATTACGACTGTTCCTTATGACTCTACTAAGCCTTGTCATGCAGTATTTGATTTGGGTTGGGCCGATAATACAGCCTGTTGGATCATCCAATTTGTAGGCTTTGAGATTAGAGTATTGCGTTATTTTGAAGATAATCAAAAGACAATTCAGCACTACCTGGCATTGATGCAGACCTTTGGCTATATGTATGACACCATTTGGCTACCCCATGATGCTGCTGCCAAGTCGCTTGGAACTGGCAAATCCATTGAGGAAATTGTAAGAAGCACAGGAATGAAAGTGCAGATCTTAGACAGAGTTCCAGTTGTGGATTCAATTAATGCTGCAAGAACTATATTTAATCGTTGTTATTTTGATAGAAAAAATACAGAAGAAGGTTTAAACTGCCTAAGACATTATCGCTATGATGTAGATGAGCATGGGACTTTTAGCCAAAAGCCTTTGCATGATATTTATTCTCATGGTGCTGATGCCTGGCGCTATATTGGGCTTATGGTAAATGAGCCTAAGAAACGGCAACCAGCTAAACAAAATTATGCTCCAGCAGGGAGTTGGATGGGATAGATATGGCAGATTATCAAGATCAGGATTCAAGCGAAGATAGCAGAATCAATGATGCAAAGAAGTTCTTAAACCTTTGTAATGATGTAGATTCCAACAATAGAGCAGAGGCTTTAGACGATGTTCGCTTTTGCGCTGGAGATCAATGGCCTGTAGATGTGCAAAACAGCCGAGTTCTAGAATCTAGACCTTGCTTAACGATCAATAAGGTTGATGCCTATGTTCGTCAAATCTGCAATCAAATCAGACAACAAAGACCAAGAATCAAAGTTCAAGGAATGAATAATGAGGCTGATGCTAAGTTAGCTGAGATTCTAAGTGGTGTTTGCCGTCATATTGAGTATCAATCTTCTGCTGATGTAGCTTACGATACAGCCTCTGAATATGCAGTCAAGATGGGATGGGGTTACTTCAGGGTAATGACAGACTACATATCTCCTGATTCTTTTGAGCAAGAAATCTACATTAGACCTATAGATAATCCATTTACAGTCTATTTTGATCCTAATTCACAGCTTCCTGATGGCTCTGATGCAGAGCGCTGCCTAATCACTACTGTAGTGAGCAAAAAGACATTTAGGGCTATGTATCCTGGCAAGGATGACGGACAAGGCTTTACAAGTCGTGGAACTGGCGATTCAGACTCTGAATGGGTTACTAAAGAAGATGTTCGTATTGCTGAATACTTTTATACAGTCAGAACTCCAACAAAATTAGTTCTATTATCTGATGGCACAAGCGTATTTGAAGATGAGCTGCCTGATCCACAAGTTTTAACTGATGCAGGAATTGAAATTGTAGAAAAGCGTGATACCTATAAGAAGCAGATCAAATGGTGCAAGCTCACAGCAATGGAGATCCTTGAGGAGCGAGATTGGGCTGGTAAATACATCCCAGTAATTCCTGTTTATGGTCAATCTTGCATTATTGATGCAAAGCACAAGAAATTTGGTTTGGTTCGGATGGCTAAAGATCCACAGCGTATGTATAACTATTGGACTACAGCTTTAACTGAATCAGTAGCATTAGCTCCTAAAGCTAAATGGGTTATGGCAGAAGGTCAAGATGAAGGCCATGAGAATGAGTGGGCGCAAGCTAACATTAAAGCTATGCCTGTTTTGCGCTACAAGCAGACTGATACAGAAGGTAGAACAGCACCAGCTCCACAGCGCTTACAGCCTGAACCTCCTCCAGCAGGAATTGTTACAGCAACTCAAGGAATGTCTAATGACTTGATGACAGTAGTTGGCATCTATGATCCAAGCCAATTACCTCAAGGCAATATGTCAGGCAAAGCTATTGCAGGACAACAACAACAAGTGGATATGGTGAACTTCCACTACTATGACAATTTGACTCGTTCTATTGCATATTGTGGTCGTATTATTCTTGATTTAATTCCTAAGATTTACGATACAGAGCGTGTCATGCGGATTATTGGCGCTGATGAAAAACCTGAAATTATTACCTTAAATCAAAGAGTTACAACTGAAGAAGGGGTTGAAAAGATCCTCAATGATGTATCAGTTGGTCGTTATGATGTAGTAATGGATACAGGCCCTGGCTTTGCAACTAAGCGTGGCGAAGCAGTAGAAGCCATGATGACTTTGCTTGCTGCTGATCCAAACCTCATGCAGACTGCTGGAGATTTAATCTTCCGTAATATGGACTTCCCTGGCGCTGAGATCATTGCTGATCGTATGGCTGCTGCTAATCCATTAGCTCAAGTTGATGAGAAATCAGACATTCCTCCACAAGTTCAGATGCAGTTGGCTCAGTCCAAACAGATGATTCAACAGTTGCAACAGCAAATGCAAGCTATGGGTATGGACATTAAATATGGTCAAACTGTTGCTGAAACTAAAGAGCGTGGATCTACAGCTCGTAAGCTCATGGAAGTTACTGCTAAAGCGCACAATACTGAAACAATGGCAGAAGTTAAAGTCAATGACCAAAATACTCGTTCAATTACAAGCCAAAATAAGACTGAAATTGATGCGATTGTTAAGATGCTTATTGCCAATTTGGATACTTCAGCCATTAAAGCGGAACTGGATCGTAGAAATGAGGAGCAGTATGCCTTTGCTTTGCAAGCGCAACAGGATATAGATCAAGGTCAGAATCCATTGATGCAACCTCCTCAACAGCCTATGCAAACGCAACAACCTATGCAACAATCTATGGAACAACAACCTCAACAAATGCCACAAGGAGTTCAATAATGCCAAGAGAAATAGTTACCTCAGAAAATCGTGAGGAATATAACGATAAGAAGATGGCTCAAAAAGCTGGAAAACCTTCTTATGATGAACCTGATTACGACAAAATGAGCGCTGAAGCTAAAGAATTAGCGCTTCATGCTGATAATACTGAGCATCTTTACAAATCTAGTCATATTCCTATTGTTAAAAATCTTCAAAAGAAGATGAAAAAAGGTCAATATGACCAAGGAAAAGCTCGTAAATTATGGTCTTATCATGCTGATCGTGCAGCTCAATCTTATGCAAAAGAACATGGAACTCCAAGTGTTCCTTGGCACAAAATGTTTACTCCTGAACATCGTAAAGAGGCTGCTGCTCATTTTGAAAGCACTCATCGAGATAAAGTTGAAGATGATACAAACTACAAGTAATATTGTTTTACACAGTATTTAATGGTAAAAATGAATTGTTGTAAATCTACCAATGGATTCATTGGGTAAAATCTTGAGGAAAACTCATGGCAGAAGCACAAGTATTAGAAGCAAAACAGGCTGGTAATGTAGTCACTAGCGAAAATTTAACCGAATGGACTATGAATCGTCTTGGTTTAGCTGGCGAAGATGCTCCTATTGAGGCTGATGAAGTTGAGGAAACTCCTGAATCAGAGCCGATAGCAGATGACGAACAGAGTGAACAGGAATCAGAACCTGAAGGTAAAGCAACAGAGGAACGGAAACAAAATCCCAAACTCGAAAAGCGGTTTTCAGAGCTAACTAAAGCAAGGAAACAGGCAGAAGAAAACGCTGCCAAAGCCCAAGCTGAAAAAGAGCAACTGGAAGCAAGACTTAGGGAATATGAAGGTCGGCAAGCTCCACAGCCTCAAGTTGAGGAGAGTCCAATCGGCAGAGAACCTAGGGCAGATCAGTTTGATGATGCTTTTGAATATGCAAAGGCATTAGCGGAATGGTCAGCAGAAAAAGCGTTGTATGACAGGGATCAGCAAGATTTAAATCGTAAAGCCGAGGAAGAAAGACAGAAAGTCCTAAAGACTTGGTCTGAAAAGCTCGAAAAAGCGAAGCCAAATTTAACTGATTTTGACGATATAGTGAACTCTACTCAGATTGTCGTTAGCGATGATGTGAGAGATGCCATTGTTGAGTCAGATGTAGGGCCTGAGATTCTTTATCATTTAGCTAGTCTAGATGGCGAAGAAGCACAAAGATTCCAAGCATTGCCTGTAACTAAAGCGCTTAGAGAAATTGGGAAATTGGAGGCTCGTTTTGAGAAGCAAGAAGCTGCTCAAGAAGAAGCCGTAAGAAGTAAGCCTGTTGCTCAGAAGTCTAAAGCTCCTGCTCCTCTCAGCCCTATTAAGGCTACTGGAAGCGCAATGGAGAATCCTATAGGCTCAGATGGTGAGTTTCATGGATCATTCCAAGCGTGGAAAGCAGCTCGAAAAGCAGGGAAGATCAGGTAAACCCTAATTTCTTTTAAGGAAAAGAGAAAATGAGTAATACTTTATTAACCATTAGCAAGATCACCAACGAAGCGTTGATGGTCTTGGAAAACGAACTAACCTTCACTTCTGAAGTAGATCGTAACTATGATGACCAGTTCGCTGTAGTCGGTGCAAAGATTGGTAATACAGTCAATGTCCGCAGACCAGGTCGTTTTATTGGAACAACAGGCCCTGCATTGAATGTTGAAGATTTCAACGAAACTTCAGTTCCTGTAACTCTCTCAACCCAATTCCATGTGGATACACAATTCACCACTCAGGACTTGGCTTTGAGCTTGGATATGTTCTCTGATCGTGTTTTGAAACCAGCAGTTGCCGCTATTGCCAACAAAATTGACTTAGACGGCTTAACAATGGCTAAAAATGCTACCTACAACACAGTAGGAACAGCAGGAACTCCTCCAACTGGCTTGATTACATTCTTGAACGCTGGTGCTTACCTTGATTCTGAAGGCGCTCCTCGTGATGGTCGTAGATCAGTCATTATTGATCCATTCTCAAGCGCAACTATTGTTGATAGCTTGAAAGGTCTATTTGTGCCACAAGAAGCGATTTCTACTCAGTATCGTAAAGGTCTGATGGGTCGTGACTCTGCTGGTATGAACTGGAAGATGGATCAAAACATTGTGAACCAAACTTACGGCTCTTTTGCTGGAACAGCTACAGTCAATGTGACTACAGCTACTGGCTTCTTGACAAGCGGTTGGGCTTCTAATGCAAACATCACTTTGACTTTGACTAACGCTGTTAGCTTGAATCAAGGCGATACATTCACCATTGCTGGTGTATATGCAGTAAACCCACAAAATCGTCAGTCTTATGGCAAGTTGCGTAACTTTGTTGTGAACACAGCCGTTAGCGGTTCAGGTGGCACAATTACAGTCAATGTATCTCCTGCTCCTATTTCTGCTGGTCAGTTCCAAAACATCAGCGTAACAAGTTCAGGCGCACAAGCTGTAGCGTTCTTCAACTCAAGCGGCACAACTAGCCCACAAAACATCCTCATGCACAAAAATGCGTTTACTCTCGCAGTAGCCGATCTTGAGTTGCCTGAAGGTGTTCATTTTGCTGGTCGTGCTTCCGACAAGGAAATTGGTCTGTCAATGCGTGTAGTTCGTCAATACACCATCAACAATGACTCTATTCCTACTCGTTTAGATGTTCTTTATGGTTGGGCTCCACTCTATCCTGAGTTGGCTTGCCGTATCGCATCTTAATTTTTGGACTAGAAAGGAACTAAATCATGGCGAATCCAGGCCCAGCATCAACAGTATCAACAGTCTATTTATTCAATGGTAATGCCGCAGATGGTGTATCACTCGGTATTGCTACTGGCAAAATTGGCTTTTATGGCGAAACTCCAGTTGTTCAAGCTGCTGCAATTACTACTATTGCAACTAACGCAACTGGCACAGCGATTTCTACAGCAGTTAATAGCATCATTACTGCATTGCAGAATATCGGTGTAACAGCCTAATTTATGTTGTAAAACTAAGCTCTCCCCCAAAAAGGGAGGGCTTTTTCTTTTGTGAAGGAAAGAAAATTGCATATCACCATAGCAATACCAGCCTATACAGGCTCAGTCTATATGGCAACTATGAGATCCCTGGTTAATGATCTTGTAATGCTTGTATCGAGAGGCGATACATTTACCCTTATTGATGACATAGGAAGCGCTTATATAGCCGATTGTAGAGGCGCTATAGCCTCCAATTTCCTTAAAACAGAATCAGATTGCCTTGTTTTTGTAGATTCTGATGTAGCTTGGGAAAAAGGCGCTCTTTTAAGGCTTGTAGATCATCCTGTAGATTTAGTAGGTGGTGTTTACCCCTATCGAATTGATGAACTAGGATTTCCAATTAAATACTTAGATAAACCTGAATTATGGGCAGATCCTGAAACAGGGCTTTTAGAAGTAGCTGCTATTGCTACAGGATTTATGAAGATTAGTCGTAACTGCTTAGAGAAATTAAAAGAAGCATATCCTGATCAGTATTACCATGATGGAGCTAAAGACAATCTGTTTTATGACTTTTTTGCTCATATTGCAGAAGGCGATAAGAAGTATGGAGAGGACTATTCTTTTTGTTTTAGATGGAGCAAAATAGGCGGTAGAGTATGGTGTGATCCTGAAATCAAAATGGGTCATACAGGAAATAAAACATTTGTCGGTCATTTCGGAAACTATTTGCGAAACCGATAATATACGATTAAACTTAGGTAGCCTCAAACCCCTTTTAAAGGAACAAAAATGACCTCAAATACCAAAGCCATTGGTGTATCTTTCGCAGATCCAAAACTAGACAGCATTACTCTTTCAACTGGTTTAGTTGAAATTCTTGCTCTTGATATTGCTATCACAGACAATGTAACCACTACAACATCTCCTGCAAACAGCTTGGCAGTTACTTCTAATGCTACAGGCACAGGCAAATTGTGGATGAGTGATGGTTCTAAGTGGCAACAACTAGCAGCTATTTAAGGATAAATCATGTCATTAACAACAGTTGTTCGTTTAGCAGGAAGAACAACTGCCTTATCTGTTGCAGCTACAGCTCATACTGCTGTTACTGTTTCAGCTACAGGCGGTAGTGTTCTAAGTAACTATGCAGCGTTTTTGAATACTGGCGCAAATACAGTAGCTATTGAGATTTCACCAACAGGAATTACGGCTGTTACAGCTAGTATTGCTGCTGATGGATCAACAGGCTCTTATATTCTTCCAGCATCTATGACTCAGCCCATTGTTTTAGCCACTCCAGCAAATGATTTTCAGGTTTCTGCTATTGGTTCGGCAGCAGGCCCTGCACTTGTATATATAACTCCAGTAAGCGATCAGTCTTAAAAACTGTTCTAGAAGGATGATTTATGACTAATCCAGCAGATTCATCTGTTCAGAATCTATTGCCTGTTCAGGCTTATTTCAATACGGATGGGTCATTTAATACTTTTATTGGTCAAGGTCAGCCGTTCTATGCAACGGCAAATCCTTCTCAATCAGGTTTAACGATTACCAATAGCACTTTAAATAGCAGTCCTATTGGCAATACTTCTCCTTCTACTGGTGTTTTTACTAACATCAGCACAACTACTGGAACAATTTCAACTCAACCCATAGGCGCAACAGATATAGTCAATTTATTGGCTTTACAGTCTTATGCTGCTGGAATTAGTTGGAAACAACCTTGTGCGGTTGCAACATTAACAAATATTACTTTGTCAGGTTTGCAAACCATTGATGGCTATTTAACATTAGATGGTGATCGAGTATTAGTTAAGAATCAATCAAATGCTGCTAATAACGGCATTTATTTGGCTTCTGCAAGCACTTGGACAAGATCTTTAGATGCTAATTCATGGGATGAGCTAATTTCTGCTATTTCTTTTATTGAATATGGCACTCAAGCTGGTGGAGCTTGGTTTTGCACAGCAACACCTGGTGGAACATTAGGTGTAACTGCGGTAAATTGGTCACAATTTACAACTTCAGCAACTTATTCTGCTGGAACTGGTTTAACGCTTACAGGAACAGTATTTAGCATTACTAATACTGGTGTTCCTGCATCTACTTATGGATCTGCAACAGCAACTCCTGTATTTGCGGTAAATGCTCAAGGTCAAATTACTAGCGTTACCAATACCACTATTACTCCTGCAATCGGCTCTATAACTGGTTTAGGAACTGGAGTTGCAACATTCTTAACAACTCCTACTTCTGCAAATTTAGCAGCTATAGTAAGCGATGAAACAGGCACAGGAGCGCTTGTATTTGCTACAAGTCCTACTTTTATTACTCCAGCTCTAGGAACTCCTGCAAGTGGCATTTTAAGCAATGCTACAGGGCTTCCTTTGACTACTGGTGTTACAGGAACACTACCTATAGGAAATGGTGGAACTGGTCAAACAACGGCTTCTGCTGCGTTTAATGCCTTATCTCCAATTACTTCTGTTGGTGATCTTATTATTGGTAGCGGAGTTAATAGTGCAAGCCGTTTAGCTATTGGCACAAATAATACAGTTCTTACTTCTAATGGAACTACTGCTGCTTGGGCAGCATTGCCAGCAGCTATGGTCTATCCTGGCGCTGGAATTGCAAATTCAACTGGAACTGCATGGGGAACAAGTTATTCAACAACAGGATCAGGAACAGTTTTAGCTTTGGCAACTGGTGCAACATTAAATAATCCAATTACTAGCAACTATCAAGATTTTAGTAATGGCGCATCAACAACTTTAGCTGCTGGTCGTATGTGGTATGACGGAGTAACTGGCGCTTGGAATCTTGGAATGGGTGGTGGCAACATTACCCAACAAGTAGGAGAAGAACTGTTTGTTTACGGCAAAGCAAGCTCTGCTATTACCGATAGCCCATTACAAATTATTTACCAAACTGGAACAGTAGGAGCAAGCGGTGTTATTACTTTTGCACCTACTATTGCAGGAATTACAGATGGAACTCTTATTCTTGGTGTTGCTACAGAAAGCCTTGCTTTAAATGGTTTTGGCAGAATTACTTCTTATGGTGTAGTGCGTGGAATTACTACTAACGGAACGGCTTTTGGTGAAACATGGGCTGATGGCGATGAAATTTATTACAACCCTGTAACTGGCAATCCAACAAATATAAAGCCAGTAGCACCTAATGTTAAGGTTTCTGTTGGAACTCTTATTAAAGCTGGATCAGGTGGATCAGGTTCTATTCAGGTAGAAATTAATCATGGTAGCGTATTGGGTGGCACAGATTCCAATGTTCAATTAACTAGCCCAACAAACGGCAATATTCTTACTTACGATGGTGGCAATGGTTATTGGAAAAATACCGATTTAACTGCTGGAACAGGAATTACTGTAAGCAAATCTGTCAATGGTGTATTAACAGTTGCAAGCACAGTAACTGCTGGACTTACGATAACAGACGATACAACCACTAATGCAACTCGTTATATTACCTTTACAAACGCTACAAGCGGAACTATTACTGGCGAAAATGTTAGTTCTACCAAGCTCCAATACAACCCTTCTACTGGAACATTAAGCGCAACTAAATACTTGGGTGATGGATCTTCCTTAACTGGAATCGTATCAGGCGCAACAATTAGCAACGATACGACTACTGCAAGCAACCTTTACCCATTGTTTTCTTCTGCCACAAGCGGAACTCCAACGACAATTTATACAAGTAATGCAAAGTATTTGTATAAGCCAAACACAGGCGATTTATCTGCAAGCCAGGTAATAGCTTCTAATGGATTAGTTCTTAATAACGCTACTGTATCGGCAAGCTACACAATAGCCACAGGAAACAATGCTATGAGTGTTGGCCCAGTAACAGTTGCAAGCGGTCAATCAGTTACAGTAAGTTCAGGTCAAAGGTGGGTGGTTCTATGAGTATTGTTCTTCAATCTACTGGCGGTGGTTCAGTAACAATTAACGAACCTACTACTGCAAGTAACTTTACACAGACACTTCCAGCCGCTACTGGTGATGTAATGGTTAGCGGTAATATGCCAGCGTTTAGTGCTTATCCATCTGCAAGTGCAACACCAACAAGCAATGTATGGACAAAAGTGGCTTGCAATACAGAAGTTTTTGATACTAATAATTGTTTTGATAGCACTACAAACTATCGTTTTACTCCAACTGTTGCTGGTTATTATCAAATTTCTGCAAGTTGTGATAATGGTGGAACTGGTTATACATCAGGATTAGCTGGAATATACAAAAATGGTTCTCTTTATTCAATTCTTGGCGGCCCATATGTTATTACAACAGGTTCACAAGAGTTTATAAGCGGTGGAACAACGCTAATTTATTTTAACGGAACAACAGATTATGTTGAATTTTATATGAGAATTGTTGCAACAAGTGGAGCAACCATTTATGGCGGTGCGCTATACACTTCATTTTCAGGTTCTTTAGTAAGGACTGCATAATGACTTTATACGAAAAAATCAAAGCAATTTACCCAAATATTGAAGATAAAGATTTTATGACTGTAATTATTTTGCAAAACGATTCAGACGGCAAAGGCGATTACATTGCTAAATGGGAACATCCTACACTAGCTAAACCTACTGCGGAGCAACTAGCATAATGCCATACGGAACAGTAAACGCTGATGTAATACAGACTTCTACTAGCGGTGGGATACTAGGTGCTGGTAACGCTTCTATTATGAAGAATCGCATTATCAATGGTGCAATGACAATAAATCAAAGAGGATATAGTGCTACACCAACAGTAGATCCAACATATACACTTGATAGATTTGCAGTTCGTTTATCACAATCTAGCAAATTTAGCGTAGCACAATCTTCTACTGCACCAGTAGGTTTTAATAATTCTTTGTTGGTTACTTCATCTTCTGCTTATACTTGTTTAACTGGCGATTTTTTTGCTTTATATCAAAATATTGAAGGTTTTAATACTGCCGACCTTAATTGGGGAAGTGCTAATGCCAAAACAGTTACTTTATCGTTTCAAGTTTATTCTTCATTAACAGGCACTTTTGGTGGTGTTTTAGCTAATGATGATAGCAGTAGAACATATCCATTTAGTTACACAATTTCATCAGCTAACACTTGGACTACTATTTCTGTAACTATTGCTGGTGATACCACAGGCACTTGGCAAACAACAACAAGCACAGGAATTGGAGTTCGTTTTAGTTTAGGTGTTGGAACTACTTATGGTGGAACTGCTGGTGCATGGACATCAAGCAATAAATTTGGTGTAACTGGTCAAGTCAATATAGTAGGAACAAACGGAGCAACCTTCTACATTACTGGTGTTCAACTAGAAGTAGGAAGTAGTGCTACTGGATTTGAGTATCGTCAGTATGGAACAGAATTAGCTTTGTGTCAGCGATATTATGAAAAATCTTATGGTATAGATGTTGTCCCTGCTACATCAACATTTACAGGTGCAGTTCATTATCAATGGGCTACTAGCACAAACTCTATGGGTGCTTCTTGGACATTTAAAGTTGAAAAAAGGGCTACGCCAACTGTTACAACTTGGGATGCGACTGGTGGCGGAACTCCTACTTCTGGAACAGTTTATAAAGGTGGCTATGCAAAAGCAGTTGCCAACAATACACCAAGCACAAGTCAAGGATATATTTCAACAACCGATTCTACAAGTGCGTCTGAATTTGCATTTCAATGGGTTGCTTCTGCGGAGTTATAAAAATGTATAAATTAATGTTAGATAGAGATGGAAACGCTAATTGCGTTAAACGCATTGAAGATGGTGCATTTATTCCATTTGACCCAGACAACACAGACTACCAAGCCTTTAAAACTGCCGTATTAGATCAAGAACCTGGCGGTGCAGTTGTAGAAGATGGCGATTCATTTAGCATCAACGCTAATCCTAATGATTCCATCCTAGAAGATGCTGATGGAAATGTAATGACAATAGATGAAGCTAAAGCCTATGTAAGGACTTTGCCATGACTACAATAATTAACGGATCAAGCCCATCAATTACTTTTAGTGATAGCACTACACAATCAACTGCTGGAGTTCCTTTAACTGGTGGCAATATTACTGGTGATTTTAATGTTTCAGGTAATGTAGGTGTTGGAACTACTTCGCCATCATACAAATTAGATGCTGTTGTTACTGGCAATAGCATTAACAGTATTGTTGCTGCAAGAAATACAACTTCAGGAACTTCTGCTGGTTCTCAAATTCTTGTTGGTAATGATTCATCTAATGATTTATTGGTGTTAAGAGCATTATCTTCAACCTATACATCTTCAGGTGTTAATACTGCTAATGGTGCTTTAATCAGGGCTGGCGGTGCTGGTGGTATGACTTTAGCATCAACCGATGGCTCAGGGATTATAAACTTTACAACTGGTGGCACAACAGAACGGATGCGTATTGATTCTAGTGGAAACTTGTATGTTTTAGGGATTTACAATAATCCTACTAGCGGTGGTGGTAATGTTAGAGTTCAATCAAACGGATTGCTACAAAGAGATACATCATCACTTAAATATAAAAACAGTATTGAAAACGCTACTCATGGCTTAAATGAAGTTCTTGCGTTACGACCAGTTACATATAAAAGCAATACTGATGGCGATAAAGTTTTTGGCGGTTTAATTGCTGAAGAAGTAGATGCTGCAGGATTAACTGAATTTGTCCAATACGGAGAAGATGGTAGTCCTGATGCTTTATCTTATGGAAATATGGTTTCATTGGCATTTAAAGCTATTCAAGAACTAAACGCTAAAGTAGATGCACAAGCATTAGAAATTGCGGAATTGAAAGCAAAACCATGATTACCTATAAATGGTCAATTTTAGAAATATTTGGTGATCAGACGATTACTAAAGTTCGTTATTTATTAAAGGCACAAGATGAACAAAATACTGTTGAAACTGAAGGAGAGCATACTTTCCTTGAAGGCACAATTACAAAGCCTATATCAGAAATTAAAGAAGATGATTTAACTCGCTGGATTGAGCAAGATACTACCCAAGATGAGCTAAACATCATAAAATTAAACCTAGAAAAGCAATTAGAAGCATTAAAAACAAGCAAAAAGATTGATTTTCCTTGGGAAACTGATACTTTTAACATTGGATAAATTATGACCAAGCCGATTGACATTATCAGCAGATCGCTAAAAGATATTGGCGCTTTGGAAGCTGGAGAACAGCCTACAGCCGATGCAGCTTTAGATGCTTTTGAAATGATGAATGACCTCATAGACCAATGGTCAAATGAGGATATGATGGTTTTCAATATAACTGAGATCATATTTCCAGTTATTTCAGGACAAGTTCAATATACGATAGGCCCTGATCCATCTACAGCAAACTTCATTGGAGCTTCTTTTCCTGGCACTTTTTCAGGCAATGTATTGACTGTTACTGGCATCAATTCAGGAGCTGTAGCTCAAGGTCAATATCTTAAAGGCCCTGGCATTACTGCTGGAACTCGCATTGTTCGCTCCTTAACTGGAGCTGGAGGCAATGTAAACGAACAAGGCACTTATTTGCTTAATATTGTTCAAGGCACTCAAACTCCAGTATTTACAGGCTCAATATCAGGGACAACCCTTACAGTAACTGCGGTTACTTCAGGAGCTGTCAATATTGGTTCTGTTATTAGTGGAACTGGAATTACTGCTGGAACTACCATTAGCGCTTTAATTAGCGGAACTGGTGGAACTGGAACTTATACAGTTAGCGCTTCTCAAACTGTAGCTTCTACAACTATTACAGGAACGATTGTTCCTACAACCATTACTGCTTACTATCAAAAACCATTAGGCATAGATTCTGCCTATGTAAGGGTAAACACTAGCTCAAATGGTCAGCCTATTGCTAATGGTGGTTTGGACTACCAAATGGCTGTTTTGGCTTTAGATAACTACAATTCTATTGGTCTAAAAACTTTAAATGGCCCTTGGCCTAAAGCTGTTTATTTCAATCCAAATGAACAATCAGGTAATGTATTTTTATGGCCTAACCCATCACAAGGCGAAGTCCATTTGTTTGCTCAAACCTTGTTTAGCAACTATGGCAATATGTATGACGATATAGTGCTTCCACAAGGCTATTCAATGGCTCTCAGATGGTGTTTGGCAGAGCGTTTGATGCCTATGTATGGCAAAGCCTCTGCAACGCAAATACAGATGATTAATGCTTATGCTGCTCAAGCTAAAGCAACACTTAAACGAACCAATATGAAGCCAATGCAGACTGCTCAATTTGCTGATGCGATGCTTTCTAGCCGTCAAAAAGATGCTGGTTGGATTCTTAATGGTGGATTCTTTAGATAAGGCTAAAAAATGGCTGATTTTGGCTTTGTTGGTTCAGCTTATGAAGCTCCTTCCATCTATCAAGATGCACAGGAGTGCATAAACTTTAGACCTGAGATTGATCCTACTAAACCTCAAGGATCAAGAGGAGTTGTTGCGCTTTATCCAACACCAGGCTTAACCAATGTCGTAACACTTCAAACTGCTCAAGCAGTTAGAGGAATGAGGGCTATTTCAGGACAAGATTACCTTGTAGCGGTATGTGGCCCTTATGTTTATGTAATGGGATCAGAATTTACGGCAACCATTATTGGTCAATTAAATACCTCAACAGGTCAAGTTGGCATTACTGATAATGGACTAAATGTCTATATTGTAGATGGTTCAAATCGTTATACATGGCGCATTTCTAACCCAAATTCTGCTGTATTTGAAGGCACAATTAGCGGAACTACTTTAACTGTAACTAGGGTTCTTTCAGGAACTATTGCAGCAAGTCAGGCTCTATTTGGAGTAGGAATTTCTAATGAAACTGTTATTGTTTCAGGATCAGGAAGCACTTGGACTTTAAATCAAAGTCATACTATTTCTACTGCTATTCGTATGAACTCAGCTACAGTAGCTGCGGTTATAACTGCTTCTATGGCATCCACTACCTTAACTGTAAGCGCTGTAACAAGCGGAACTTTGTATGTTGGACAGACTATTCAAGGTTCTACAGTAACGGCTAAAACCATTATTACTGCTTTAGGAAGCGGAACTGTTCTTAGCGAAACTATTGCTGCTGGCGGCACAGGATATGCTGTAAACGAAAATATTACTGTTTTAGGTGGTGTTTATGGCTCTAGTCCAGCTACTTATACAGTTACCTCTATTGGCGGTTCAGGAGCTGTTACAGGGCTTACAAGGACTTTTTCAGGTCAATATACATCTAACCCTGCAAACAATGCCTCAACATCCTCAGATGGAAATGGAACAGGATTAACCCTTACTTTAACCTTTGGAACAGGAACTGGATCTACTGGTAACTATGTTATTAACAATAGCCAAACTGTTACTTCTAGGACTATGTATGCGTTGAACTTTAGCGAATTGCCAGCTACAGATGGTGCATTTACAGGAGGATCTTCTGTTGATGTAGTGGATAACTACTTTATTTATAACAGACCTCATACTCAGCAATACGCATCTTCTGATCTGCTTTCCCCTATTACTTATGGATTGGCTTTTGCTAGTAAATTTACAGGGCCTGATGATCTTGTTTCATTGATTGTGGATCATGGTCAAATCTATTTATTAGGCGAAAAGACTTCAGAAGTATGGGCAGATATAGGAACTTTTCCATTTCCTTTCCAGCGCATCCCTGGCGCATCAAGCCAGCATGGAATAGCTGCTGAATTTAGTATGGCTCGATTTGGTAATTCTTTCGCTTATGTTTCAAGAAATGATCGTGGTCAAGCCGTTATTGTTCAGATGAATGGTTATTTTCCACAACGAATCTCTACTCATGCAGTAGAAAATACGCTTGTAAATCAAGATATTAGCGATGCTATAGCTTATACATATCAATTAGAAGGTCATGAGTGCTATGTAGTGACTTTTCCAAGCCTAGATTTAACTTGGGTATATGACGGCTCTACTCAAATGTGGCATAAATGGCTTTGGTGCGATAACCAAAACAATTACAAGCGCCACAGATCAAATTGCGCTGCCTTATTTCAAGGTTCAGTATTGGTAGGGGATTGGGAAAATGGGCAGATTTATCGTTTAGATCCTGATAATTACACAGATAATGGTCAGCATATCCGTAGGATGCGTAGATGCCCTCACTTGGTAACAGACTTTCAAAGACAGTATTTTGAAGAATTGCAGATTCAGTTTCAGCCTGGTGTTGGTTTACAAGGAGTTGAAACTTTTCCATTAGGTGATAACGATATTGGTATAAACCCTCAAGCTATGCTTAGATGGTCAAATGATGGCGGTTCTACATGGTCAAATGAACATTGGGCTGGAATTGGCAAAGTTGGCAAATACCAAAATCGTATTATTTGGCGCAGATTAGGATGGGCAAGAGATCGAATTTATGAAGTAGTAGTTACTGATCCAGTTAAGGCGGTCATAGTATCTGCTAACCTAAAAGCCTCTGTAGGGGAAAATTAATGGCTAATCAGATATGGGGGCCAAGCCAAGATAATCCTTATCCACAGACTGATTTTATGGATGAGCAGACCAAAAGACCGACTAGAGCTTGGCAAATATTCTTTTCAAACTTGCTTAATTTCACTAGAACAGCGCCTTCAGCAACATCAGGAGGAGCTGTTTTACCAGCAAATCCTGTTGGTTTCATTGAAATTACAGTAAATGGCAAAATTGTTAAAGTGCCTTATTACAATGTCTAATATCCAAGTTATAACTGAACAAAAAGTGCAAGAGCTAGAAAAGCACTTTTTAAAAGAAAAGCAGGCTGATTGCCCTGTAAAGCATATATTTGCGCCTAATATCTACATTAGGGAAGTATTTATTCCAGCAGGAACATTTTCTATTGGGCATTATCAAACTACTAAGCATCTCAATATTATGCTCAAAGGTAGAGTAACAATGGTCAATGAGGATGGATCTCATACAGAATTATCAGCTCCTCAAACCTTTGTTTCAAAGCCAGGTCGCAAAATAGGCTATATCCATGAAGATATGGTTTGGCAAAATGTCTATTCAACCAATGAAACTGAAGTTGAAAAGCTAGAATCAATGTTTCTTACAAAAAGCATTACTTGGCAAGAAAGCCAAAAATCACAGAAATTGTTGCTTACTTTAGATCATTCTTCTGATATTGCTGATTATTATTTAGCAATAGCAGAGTTTGGTTTTGACCATGAAACAGTCAGAAAACAGACTGAAAACATGGAAGATCAAATTCCTATGCCTTTTGGTAACTACAAAATCATGGTAGCTAATTCAAGGATTGATGGCAAAGGTGTTTTTGCTACAGGCAATATTGAGCAAGGAGAAGTTATAGCTCCAGCTCGTATTGATGGCAAAAGAACTTCTGTCGGAAGATACACAAATCATTCAAAAAATATTAACGCAATCATGGTTTTAAGAGATAATGGCAATATTGATTTGGTAGCAAAAAAGGCAATAAATGGATGCCAAGGTGGTAATTTGGGCGAAGAAATTACTATTGATTATCGGCAAGCGTTGAGCCTTGCAATAAGGAGAGATTAAATGTCAGCAGTCGCAACAGCAATCGTAGGAGGCGCAGTTATTGGTGGTTATATGACCAGCCAAGCAGCTAAAAGCGCAGCTCAAACTCAAGCCGATGCAGCAGCTAGAGCGCAAGGTCAATTATTAGCAAGTGGCGAAAGAGCTGCTGATGTTTATAATCCTTATGTAAATAAAGGAGTTACAGCTCTTAATAAAATGGCTGAAGATCCTTACTTTACTCAACAATTTACCAATAAAGATTTAAATGCTTATTTAGCTCCAGGCTATGATTTTAGATTGCGCCAAGGACAACAAGCTAATTTAATGGCCAACAATGTTAGTGGTGGCGCTGTAGGCGGCAATGCTTTAAAAGCGTTGCAAGATTATAGCCAAAACTTTGCTTCAGGCGAATATGGAACTGCATTTAATCAATTTCAAGCTCAAAGAAGCAATATTTATTCTAATTTGCAAAATATTGCAAATATGGGATTAACAGGATCAACTGGTCAAGCAAATGCAATGATTGGAACTGGAACTAATATTGCGAATCTTACTTCTGCTGGTGGAAATGCTCAAGCTGCTTCTCAAATTGCTCAAGGCAATATTTATGGTGGTGTTGCTAATACTGCAGGAAATGCTGCTGCTTACTATGCTATGAATAATATGAATCAACCAATTAATTCAACTCAAGCTGCAATGGGTGGTGGTGGCGGTGGTTCATTTACTCCAACTTCAGGCAATTCTTTTGCCGTTTCACCAGTTCAAGTAGCATAAGGAATAAATCATGCCAGCACTTAGTTCATTACCTGATGCAAGCATTTATGGAAATGCTCAAGCTCCACAAGCCATCCCTTTACAAGACTTAGTAAATCTTGGAAGGTCTAATCTTGCTTTTCAAAGAGAAAAAGAACTTTATCAGCCTTCTATTGCTAAAGCTAAAGCAGAAACTTCTACTGCTGAAACTGGCGCTGAAAAAGCTAGAGCAGGACTTCAAAAGGATTATTTTGGAATTGCTGCTGATGAGGCAAATGCTTTAGTAGATGATCCAAGATTAGCTAAAGTTAATCCTAAAGATCATAAAACAGTAGTTGCTGCTGGTGATGCTTTAGTAAATGCTACAGACCGAATGATTAAGCAAGGAGTTCCTGCTCCTATGGCTCATACTATTACAGCTAAATATTTTCAAATGCTTAATGATCCAAACCAAGCAGGAAATATTCGTCAGGATATGTTGAATTCCATTCAAGCTAGAATTGGCGCTTCAGGACAACAAGCACTTCAAACTCCAGCTTACACAACCAATGCTGCTGGTGAAATTATTGGTCTTAAAACAGGGCCTAATCAGATTGTTTCACCAACTGAAGCTGGCGCTCCTGCAATTGCTCCTGTTCCTGCTGTTGGCGCTCCTTCTCAATTACAAAGTCAGTTTGCACCTAAAAGACTAAACCCAACTAGAGCTGATGTAGCATTTGCAACAACTCCAGTAGAAATTGCCTCTAAAGATTTGACTCAAACTGTTGCTTTGGCGGCAGGAGCAGAGCCTAGAATTGCAACATTTCAAAATATCAAAAAACTTGCTCCTGAAGCATTTACAAGCACAGGCGGTGCTAGAAAAGAGTTGGCATCAGGTATTGCTCAAGCTATTGGAATTGATCTTTACACAGCAGAAAAGACTGCTACAGACGAATTGGCTAAAAATTCAGCAATGCTAACTTTAACTGGTGGCAATACTGATATGGCTCGTCAAATTGCTGAAGCAGCTAATCCTAATAAAAAAATGACTGAAGGTGCTATTAAGTTAATGGCAGATCAACTTATTGGCATTGAACGCTTAAATCAAGCAAAAGCAAAATATCTTGGAAATGTTACAAATCCTCAAGAATATCAACAAAAAATGAATACATTTAATCAAATAAATGATTATCGTATTTTCCAAGAAACAACTCCTCAAGAAGTTCAAAAGTTAAAGGCTTCTATGAGTCCTGATGAGCAAAGACGAATGGGTGAAAAGATTAAACTGGCTAAATCTCTTGGGTTGATTTAATCATGGCTAATTTTGCTGATTTATGGGAAGCGCAGCCAGTTGATAGATTTGGCGGTTTGCATGAAGATATGTCTAGCAGACTTAGGGCTGCTAATGATGCTTGGCAAGCTAAAACAGGCAGAGAATTGCCTTTAACTAGCGGAGCAAGATCAACTGAAGAACAAATACAGTTATTTGGAAAAAGAAAATCTAATCCTAATTTAGTTGCAAAGCCTGGCACTAGCTTGCATGAAAAGGGCATGGCTGCGGATATTTCTCCTGAAGTTCCTGCTGCATTTTTAGATCAATTTGGACTTCATAGACCATTTGGCTCTAAAGATCCAGTTCATGTTGAGATTAATCCTAAATCATCTTATACCCCTAAAGGCCCTTCAGTTACAGTTTCAGGCGCTCCTGCAAGCACTAGCTTTGCTGATTTATGGGAATCTACTTCAGCAGCGCCAGTTAAATCAGAAGAACCAAAAACTATATCTGAAGTAGGTAAAAAATTTGGTAAAGAGGTTATGAAGCCTTTGTCTGAAATGTCTGTTCAAGATTGGAAAGATAAGAGTTTATTAGCTCCTGTTATTGAATATACAGCTTCAAGTATTGGAGTTCCTGGCTTTACTGAAGCAGATAAAAAGTCTGCCGAAGAAAAATTAATTAAAAAAGGTAAGAACTTTGTTGAGGGTGTCAGCAAATTTGTTGAAAGTCCAATAGAAACTACAAAACAAGCATTAAGCGCAATTGCAGAGAATCCTGGTAAATTTGCTGGTGAAACTGTTAAAAGTGCAATTTATGATCCTGAACAGTTTGTTGCTATACCAGGTGGAGCTAAAGTTGTTGAAAAGTTATCTGAAGGTGGCGCAAAAGCTAAAGCAGTTCTTGGTGAAAAGTTAAATCAAGCATTTCCTAAGATGGAAGAAGTTAAGCCAACTCCTGTTGCTGGCGCACAACCAACTGTAGGTCAAGCGATTGAAACAACTAAAGTTCCTGTAGAACAAAGAATCATTACTGTTCCTGAAGAAATGCCTGTCAATCGTGCTGAAACTTCTCCTTTAAACACCAATGAATTAAGTTCAAGAGAGGAATTGCTAAGAAAAATTGGGTTGGAAGATATTAGAAATTCAGCATTAGTTGGCAATCCAAAAGAAGCTGCTTCACAATTTATTACTTCTCAAGCAGATCAAGGGCCTTATGCCACAGGAATGACCAATCAAATTAATCTTGAAAAGTCTGTTTTAGACAATCATTTTAAGAAAATTCAAGATGAAACTGGTGGAACTGTTATTCGTCATGGAACTTCATTTCAAGAAGGCGATAAGATTAGAGTTGGCAAAACCATCAAAGATGCTTTGCAAGAAGGTTTTGAAGGTCATCAAGCAGGAACTAAAACTCTTTATAAAGAAGCTACAGAGAAACTTGGCAATAAACCAGTTGAACTTGGCAAATTTAATGATTTCTTAAAAATGGATGAAAATTTTGCATATCAAAATGAAAAAGGTTTGCAAACTGCCATCAATCAATTTACTAAAAGAAAACAATTTGTTGATGAAAATGGTAATTTAAAGCCACTAACAGTTGCTCAAGCTGAAGAAATTCGTCAATTTATTAACAAAAAATATCATCATGAAACTAAACAATTAGGCGGTGAACTTAAAGGATTGATTGATAAGGATGTATTTGAAACAGTTGGTGGCGAAACTTATGAAAAGGCTCGCAAACACTATCAAAAAGGTATTGAAGTTTATGATAATCCTAAAGCTGTAGGCGATTTGCTTGGGGATAACGGAGTAAATCAAAAGATTCCTGATGAAAAAGTTGCTGCTAAAGTAGTTACTTTGCCAAATAGCCAATTTGATCATTTATTTAACACTCTTGAAGCAGATGGTAAAACTGGAGCAATTAATCAAATCAAAACTTCTTTAGTTGAACAAATTAGAGAGGCTGGAACTAGCGCTAAAAATCAACCATTTAATTCAGTAGCTGCCGCAAAAGAAGCTGCCGATTTAAGCGAAAAATTAAAAACTGCATTTAAAAATGATCCAAAAGGATTAGAAGCAATTTATGATGGCATAGAAGCAGCAGATATTCTTTACATTCCAAATAAATATCCTGGAGCTGGTGTTCAAACTAATCTTTTACAAAATAAATTTGTAGATGTTGGTATTCGCAGAGCATTTGGTAGTGCTGGCGCTGCATTAGGTGGAACTGTAGCTGGCCCATTTGGAGCTGCTGGTGGTGCTGTAGCTGGAGAGGCTATTGGTGGAAAAGTAAGCGGTGGAGTTTCTGCATCTAAACAACAAAAAGCGCTTAAAAAAGAAATAAAAACTAATCTTAAAGACATAGGCAAGGAATAATCATGGCATCAGTTCTTTTATCCCCATACGGAATAGGTCAGCAATTTTTTGATGACAATGGAGTTCCTTTAGCTGGAGGCTTGATCTATACCTATCAAGCAGGATCTTCTACTCCATTAGTAACATATACAACCAATAGTGGAAATATTGCTAATGCAAACCCTATTGTTTTAGATGCTGCTGGTCGAGTTCCACAAGAAATTTGGTTGCTTACTGGCTTTTCTTATAAGTTTGTTTTGCAAAATGCAAATGCTGTCTTAATACAAACTTTAGACAATATTTATCCAATTCTGCAAAATGCTCCTGCATCAGCTCCAGCTATTCCTACTGGTTGTATTGTTTTATGGTCAGGATCTACTGGTTCTATTCCTGCAACTTGGTATTTATGTGATGGAACAAACGGAACTCCTGATTTAAGAAATAGCTTTATTGTTGGCGCTGGTTCTACTTATGCTGTAAATGCTACTGGTGGAACTGCTGATGCTATAGTTGTTTCTCATACTCATACGGCAACTTCTGTTGTTACTGATCCTGGACACGTACACCCACCATTATCACCAGCAGTGAATTTTTTAAGTTCATTAAATTCAAGCCAAGTTGGAACAACTTCTAATTCGCAAGCAACACACGCAGCTACAACTGGTTCAGCAGTAACAGGAATTACTGTTGCAACAACCAATACTACTGCTGGTGTAAGTGGAACTAATGCTAATCTGCCTCCTTACTATGCTCTTGCTTACATTATGAAAGGCTAAGAGTGGATATGTCATTTGAACTAGATCCAGTTCGCTATGGGGTGTTGTGGAATACTGTAGAGAACAACGAAAAAAAGTTGGAAGAATTAAATCGAAAAATGGACAAAATGGAGTCCAAATTAGAGGAGCTTGTTGCACTTGCAAATAAGTCTAGAGGCGGTTTTTGGATGGGAATGGCTATGGTATCTGCCATTAGCGGAATTATTGGGTTACTTGGAAGCTATATCTCAAACAAATGATAATTTATGGCAGACCAATTTGGATTTTCCGAAGGGGTCAAAACCCTAAGTAGTAGCATTGATTCTAGCCGTCAAGCATCAAAGCAACTAAGTAAAAGCATTGAAGGTATTCAGCAAGATGGTTTTGATGTAGCCCAAAAACAAGCTCAAGAAAGAATTAGAGCCAGGCGAGAAGCAGAATTAAAGAAAGAACAGGCATTAATTAAGGCTCTAGAGTCTTGGAAACATAAGAAGCAAATAAGTGACGAAGAAGCAAAATTAAAAATAGATTTTGTTAAAAAGTATGGCGCTAAAGAATGGGAAGCAGTTTTAAAGATCAAGCTAGATATTGAAAACATGGAACGAAAAGACAACGAAGAATATCAGCATGATTTAAAAGCAGTTAGAAGGGTTCAGTTTTATTGTTTTGCAGTTGCAGCATTAATAGCTTGGTATTTAACTTGGGGTATTAAGGAGTAAATATGTTTGGAATAGATGACATTATTGGCGCTGGATTAAAAATTATTGATAAGGTAATTCCTGATCCAGCAGCTAAAGCAGCAGCTCAATTAGAACTTCAAAAATTAGCTCAAGATGGCAAATTGGCTGAATTACAAGCCGATATGAACGAAGCCAACAATATCTCAGATCGTTGGAAAGCAGATGCCTCCACAGATAGCTTTTTGGCTAAAAACATTAGACCTTTAACTCTTATTTTTATTCTTTTGGCTTATTCATTTTTTGCGTTTATGTCTATGCTTGGGCATGAAACTAGAGGCGCTTATGTTGAGCTTTTAGGTCAATGGGGGATGCTCGTAATGACTGCCTATTTCGGAGGCCGTAGCCTTGAAAAAATTATGGAATCAAAGAATAAGGCTAAAGAATGATAAATAAAGAATCTGTGCCAGGCTTTGTAACTGTATGCGTAACAATTACCCTTTGTGTAGTTGTTTTGGGTATGGTGGGAACTATGGCTGCTGGTATGTTTGATGCAGACATTAGCAACGATAAAATTTTTGAGGCAATTACTCCAGCATTTCAAACCATTATTGGTGGATTTATTGGGCTAATTACTGGAATTAAGATTGGACAGGATAGTAAAGATGACGAATGAGCAATTACAGGCTTTAGGAATAGATCCTAAATGGCTTGATGGTTTAAATGAAACCTTTGAAAAGTATGAAATTAATACCCCAA